CATTGGATCCAACAGGTGGTGGATTAAATATTCCTACTGGTGCTGTTTATGTAAAATACAACGATGATGAAGGTTCAACACCTTATGCACAGTTTAAGATTTATGGAAGAACTGGGACCGGCCAGACTGTAGTTACATCTAAGCCGATTACTAGCTCTACATTTAATGCAAATACCACATATACGTTTACTACAAGTTGGACTACTCCAGGTAGCTCATCTTATACATCAGCAGCTACAGTAAGTTTTAGTTATGCTGGTACAGCGAGTGCAGTAGCGGCTATCAATGCACTAGCAGCAGCCTTTACTACAGCAGTGAGTGATGCAAATGTAACAATTTCTTACACAAGCAGTACTATCACAATTACTCATCAAGCAGGCGGTGATATTAAACTTGTTGATGGCACAGGTACTCCAGTACATACATTATTCTCAGTAAACGATGCAGGAAATGGTACAAGTAACTTCTATACAGATCCAAGCTCAAACGGTAGTGATGGCAAGTATGTAATCACACAGTGGGCTTCAACATTTGCTGGCACAGCATTTGCTCCAGCTAGCCTAACTGCTCCAACACAACCGCCAGCAGATGGTACATTGTGGTATAACTCATCAGTTGAAGATGCGGATATCATGGTTAATGATGGCACACATTGGAGAGGTTATAAGTCTAGTCAGGCCGTTGCACTAAATGGCATCTATGGCGGCGGAACTACTGATCCAATGGGACCAATTATTAGTTCTACAATGCCAACTACTCAAAGTGACGGACAAACAGCATTGGCCAACGGCGATCTATGGATTGACGTAAGCAATACTGAAAACTTCCCAGTCATAAACAAGTATAACTACAATACTAAGAAATGGGTGACAATTAACAATCAAGATCACACTACAGAAAATGGTGTTATTTTTGCTGATGCACGTTGGACTACAGACGGTGGTGCCGCTAACGGCGCAACACCTGCTACAATCCAAGCATTATTGCACAGCGACTTCTTAGACTTCGATGCACCAGATCCAGCACTATATCCAAAAGGTATGTTGTTATGGAATCTACGTCGCTCAAGTTATAACGTCAAGCGTTATGTTGTTGGTTATGTAGATCCTAATGCATATGATACTCGTTATCAAAATACACTACAAACTTACTTCTATCCAAATGTTTGGGTAAGCGATGCACCTAATGATGTTCATGGTGTTGGTCAGTTTGGCCGTAAAGCTCAACGTGCTGTAGTAGTTAAAGCACTAACAGCATTAATTGAAAGCAATCAACAAATCCGTGACGAAGACAGTCGTGTGTTTAATCTAATCAGCTGCCCAGGTTACTTAGAAACTCTAAGTCCTCTAGTTGATTTAAACACAAGCCGCGGTGAATTATCATTCATTGTAGCTGACGCACCAGCACGTTTAACTCCAGATGCTACTACATTGAGCAACTGGGGTGCTAACACAGCGAACGCTGCGGTGGACGGTGAAGACGGTCTAGTAACTACAAACCCATATGCAGCAGTTTACTATCCATGGGGTTATACACAAGACTTATTAGGCAACAATGTTGCTGTTCCACCAAGTCACATCATGTTACGCACAATCGCATTAAGCGACAATGTTTCTTATCCATGGTTTGCGCCAGCTGGAACACGTCGTGGTGGTGTTACAAATGCTAGCTCAGTAGGCTACATTGATGGTCAAACAGGTGAATTCGTAACTGTAGCATTGAATAACGGACAGCGTGATACATTATCAACAGTACACGTAAATCCAATTACTTACTTGGGTGGTATTGGTTTAGTTGCTTATGGTCAAAAGACACGTCAGTTAGTAGCAAGTTCATTAGATCGTATCAACGTAGCACGTTTAGTAATTTATCTACGCTACCAATTAAACGCTATTGCTAAACCATATATCTTTGAACCAAACGATACTATTACCCGTAATAGCATTAAGCAACAAATCGAATCGATGTTGTTAGAGTTAACAGGTCAACGTGCTCTTTATGACTACCTAGTTGTTTGTGATACAAGTAATAACACGCCAACAAGAATCGATGCAAACGAACTTTATGTTGACATAGCCATTGAACCAGTTAAAGCTGTTGAATTCATTTATATTCCACTACGCTTAGAAAATACTGGTGCAATTAAAGGCCTAGGCAGCAAATAATTAGGAGAAATTAAATGGCAATCGCAGCATTATCAAACTTTACAGTACCGTTAGCATCAGACCAAAGCGCAGCATCACAAGGTATGTTGATGCCAAAGTTGAAGTATCGCTTTAGAATCAACTTTGAAAATCTTGGTGTTAGCACTCCAACAACTGAACTAACTAAACAGGTTAGCGAAGCAGCTCGTCCACAAGTTAAATTTACTGATCAAGTAATTGAAATTTACAACAGTAAAATTCACTATGCCGGTAAACCAGCTTGGGAACCAATTAGCATCAAACTACGTGACGATGTTACTGGTTCAGTTAGTAAACTAATTGGCGAGCAAAATCAGAAACAGTTTGACTTCTTTGAACAAAGTTCAGCAGCAGCCGCAGGTGATTATAAGTTCACAATGCGTATTGAAATGCTTGACGGTGGTAATGGTTCACAGACTCCTAACGTTCTTGAAACATGGGAATGTTATGGTTGCTATTTAGAGTCAACAAACTGGCAAGATTTAAAATATAGTGAGCAGGGTCCAGCTATGATTGATATCAGCGTTCGTTTTGATAATGCTGTTCAAACTACCGGCGGCGCTATTGGTGCAAGTACACCAGTAATGAAATCCCCAGGCGGAACAAACGCACTAGGAGCATAATTAAAAAAGCCTACAAAGTAGGCTTTTTTAATGACTATTGATTAACTACGTAGTTTATTTTTAAACTAAATATTGTATGGCCTTCACATCCGACCGTAATCTTAAATCAGATCCAACAATCAATCTGCGCGACCAAGAACACGCCGCCAGAGTGTTTGCGGATAATCAGTTTAGGCTAGCACCTAAATTTAAGTTTTTATTCCATGTAAGTTTTGGTATAAATGCTGGTGCTCTTCAAAACGCTAATATTGTACAGCGTTACGGTAATGAAATTAATCTCATGGTTAAGAGCGTAGATCTACCGCAGTACAAGGTAGAAACAGAACTGCTAAATCAGTACAACAGAAAAAAAGTTGTACAGTATACACATAAGCCGCAAGAAATTGGTATAACATTCCATGACGACAATATGGGATTAATTAATCAGTTATGGCAAAGCTACTACAGTTATTATTATGCAGATCCAACCAGTGCTAGCCAGCCGGGTGCATATAATAGAACAGCGATGAGAAGTTTTGATTATATCAATAATTCCTACGGCCTAGATAACAGTAGCACCAGTCCATTTTTTAATTATATTAAAATTTATCAGATGGCACGTCACGAGTATGTTCAATACACATTGACTAATCCTATCATTAGTAATTGGAATCATAATAAATTAGATTATGCACAAAATGCTCTGCATGATTTTACTATGAAAATACAATACGAAGCCGTGAGCTATTCAGTAGGTGCGGTTGCTGAAGGCGATCCAGAAGGATTTGCTATGGAACACTACGATCAGACTCCAAGTCCTCTAAGTGGACAGAATCCAGACCCTACTGTCAATAATCCAAGTTTTGTAGAATCTTTAGATATCCAGGCTGCTGCCCCTAGCATATTGAATCAAGTAATACAACAGGTCAATACTGCACAGAATACACAACAGCCTACTACAGTAAATGGAACTCCAGGTTTGATTACTCCTAATACCGTGGTGAATACCGGAGGAGTTCCTGGTATCTCATTCCCACAAGCCGCAGCCAGTAGTAACAATACTACTACCGCTCTTCCAACATCAATAACAGGTCGATAATATGATATCAAATTTGCCTCAACAGCAATCGTCTGGAGTGACCACTGTCAAACAATTTTTTGACAATTATTTTGTTAACCCTGTAAGTTTTCCAGCAGGCGAGATTGATGCAGTGGTAGCGTTCTTTCAAAAACGTAATTTTGATGATAGTAGTGCAAGATCTACTGCTATTATCATGTTAAATCAAGCAAGAGTTGAAAACGTATCGGTATTTAATTTGTTAGACAAACTAAAAAGCCTTACCGATGTACAACTCAGTCAAGTGGTAGCACAGGTACTAAATGCCTATAGAGAAAAAACTAGTTTACTAGGATATAGAACAGCACTAGATACTGATGCCTACGAATCACGTAATATTCTAGTATAACATGGCCAAGTTTGCTCGTGGTAAATTTACCATGAAACATCCTGAAAAATACGTAGGCAATAAAATGCCAATATATCGAAGTTCGTGGGAATTTTCATTCATGAATTTTTGTGACAATAATCCCAGTATACAAAAATGGGCCAGTGAAGCAATAAGTATCCCCTATAGAGATCCATTGACCAATAAGCAAACAATCTACGTACCTGATTTTTTCATACAATATGTAGATAAAAAGAATAATATGTTGACCGAACTTATTGAAATTAAACCAGCAAGTCAAACTATTCTAGAGCGTGTTGGTAAGAACAAATATAATCAAGCTCAGTACGTTAAGAATCAAGCCAAGTGGGCAGCAGCCAGCGCATGGTGCAAACAGCAGGGTATTAAGTTCCGCATCCTTAACGAAAATGATATCTTCTCCTAATAATAAGCATAAGTATTACTATGACAAAAAAGTTAGAAGAACTACTTAACCTTCCTGAAAGCAAAAAAATTGTAAAACAGGAAGAGAAAAAACAAGCAGAAACACTACCTGCTGCCCAACCATTTCTCCGCGATATCAGCGAATTTGATAAAATTACTGCGGCATTACCACAGGTAAAGGGACTAGGTGATTTAGCAGATAGTGAACTAGATAATCTAGCACAAAAAGCTCAAGATGCCTATGACGACATCATGGATTTAGGTATGAATGTAGAGGCAAGATACAGCAGTAGACTATTTGAAGTAGCTGCTAGTATGCTGAAAAACGCTATTGATGCTAAGACTGCCAAACTAGATAAAAAGCTAAAAATGATAGATCTACAGCTTAAAAAGCAAAAACTAGATCAGGATGCCGCAGGTGCTGACGATGGTATAAACATACAGGGCGAAGGGTTTGTAGTTACAGATCGTAATTCCTTGTTAGAAAAATTGAAGAATATGAAATAAATATAGTACTAGGATCATACCATGAAATCATTTAAAGAATACTTAACAGAAAGCAAAAAAACTTACGAATTTAGAATTAAAGTCGTAGGTGATTGCTCCGACGATTGCCACACAAAAATTGAATCCGCATTGAGTCAATTTAAGCCAACATCAGTTAGCAAAGGTAAGCGTACTCCACCACAGATTCACAATGCAGAGTTTCCAGAGCATAAAAATCTTAACATGAATGTATTCCAAGCAGCGTTAGAATATCCAGCAACTAGCAATCAGATACGCGATTTAGTAGCAGCTGGATTAGGAATGCCACTAAGTCAAGTTAAAGCCATGAGTCCAGGAGAAATAGCAGAACATGAGATTAATCACGCACACGATGAATCTACAGGTAAAGCTGTTGTCGGTACTCCTACTGATGTTAACAATCATGATAGCCTAGTAGACGAAGAACATAAAATGAATTTCTTAAAAGAATTGAACAAGACTAAGACAACTGGTACACAGTACACAGGCGTTAATGATGAAATTCTAGCAAAAGGTGCTCCTAAGCACACTAAAGAAACACCAAGCGCACAAGTTAAAGTAAAAAATAATGCCACAAATATTTTTACTAAACAAGTTAAAGTGCCTACTGCTAAAGGAGCAATATAATGAATTTAAAAGATTTAATCTCTAAAATGACAGCCATCGAAGAAGGCGCACCAGTCGCTTCAGTTGAGGAATGTGGTGAAATGCCTGTGCATGCTCATAATGAACAGCCAGACAACATTACTATGAATATTGCAATGAATGGCCAAGGCGAAGGCGGCATCCGTTCACTAATGAATATTCTCCGTGATTTGGAAAGTGAAGCTGAAGATAGCAACGATGTGATGGTAGTAGGTGATTCTGCAGAACACGAGACTGACATGGAAGAAGTTGTTGACACAGGCGATAAAGAATTTGGCAACAGCATGATGAACGCATCAGGTCCTGAGGTAAAAGGTATACCAGCAGTAACAGCTACTGGAAATGACATGTTTAGCAAGGGACACGCTCATCCACGTAAAGTAAACGGCGCCGAAAATCCAATGCAAGAAGGCCTAGTTGACAGACTAAGCCAAATGTATCAAGAAATTAAAGAAGGCGAAAAGAAGATTATGAGTCGTGCAGCTAAAGGTTACGCAAAGTATGGTTCCGGTATGCAAAAACTATCTCAAGCGGCCAAAAATGGCGCCAGCGAAAAAGAAATGGATGCTATTCGCGACAAGTATAACAAATACGACTAAGAAATTCGTCAGCAGTATCAAAAGCATCCTAAGGGGTGCTTTTTTTATGTAAATAAATGTATGGCTAAAAGTTTAGATGGTGTCT